TGGAAATATGGAAAATCTTAGAAGAGAATTTGCAAATGTAATTACACCTGTTGCTTCTGCATCGGGTCGTTCTGCTGCTAGTCCATTTGTACCTGGTGATTGCGTAAAAATAGTTTCTGTACCAGCAGGAAAACCGCCACCACCGCCACCGCCACCGCCACCAGCAGAAGCAAAGGCAGAAGCAGAAGCAAAGGCAAAAGCTGAAGCAGAAGCAAAAGCTGAAGCAGAAGCAAAGGCAAAAGCAGCAGAAGCTGAAGCTGAAGCAGAAGCAAAGGCAAAAGCTGAAGTAGAAGCAAAAGCAGCAGAAGCAGAAGCAAAGGCAAAAGCTGAAGTAGAAGCAAAGGCAAAAGCTGAAGTAGAAGCAAAAGCAGCAGAAGCAGAAGCAAAGGCAAAAGCTGAAGCAGAAGCAGCCTCTGCTAATCCGTTACCATCAAGTCGTCCATCACGTAGCTTCGCCTATTCGTCTGAAGCAGAAGCAAAAGCAGCAACTGAAAAAGCAGATGCAGCAGCTAAGTCTGGCACAATTCCTAATTTAATTGATGCTATCAAGGCACAAGGTAAAGATAAAGTAATAGAATGTTTATCAGTTCATAAACAAGATGTAGATTCCACAGATATAAGTGGTAAAAGAGCAATTGACTACGCAATTGAATCTATGAATGAAGATATTATAGACATATTACATGAATATCTTGTTCAAACAGATGATATTGAAAAAAGTATAGCAGCCCAACTAAAACAAGCTGAAACTGAAAAAGAAAAAATAGAAACGAGTATACAGCAACAAAAAGATACAATAGAATTATTTGAGAAAGAAAAGCAAGAAAAATATTACGAAAAACAAAGAATACTTAACCCAGGAATATTTAACCGAGGAATATTTAACCAAGTGCGGAGTATATTTACAAAACCTGAATTATCTCAAACAAATTCAGAAAAAATACGTGTTATTGACGAAAGAATAAAGTATTTAGAAGGACGCATTAAATATGTAAATGAAACTATAAAGGGGGCAGAGGCGATAGGGGAGAAAGAGAAGAGAGTGGGGCTAGAAGAAAAATTAAAAGCAAAAGAAAATGAAATAGATATTCTAGAGAAAAAGTCTAACTTCATATATCCACCTCCTAATCCAAGACCAGAAAGAGACGTACGTAAAGGAGCTTGTATTCATTTATATGGAGGCAGTAATACAGCATTCTACCAAGTAACTGGTGTAAAGAACACTAAGAATTATTCCACAATTAGAAGAATGGAAGGCACAGTCGCAATAGGTCCAGAAATATCGGTAAATACATCTCGTTTTGTTTCAACAACCTGTCCTACAGCATCAGGAGGAGACAATACAATCTATGTCATAGTATCAACAACCGCAACAGAATCAGTTATTAAGAACTTTGATGGAACAGGACCAGCAAGAACTGTACAAAATACAGAATTAGTCAAAATACCGTGCCCTGCGCCTAGTAGCAAAGCATCAGCAAGCAAAGCATCAGCAAGCAAAGTACCAGCAAGCAAAGTACCAGCAAGCAAAGTACCAGCAAGCAAAGTACCAGCAGGACCCAAATTCAAGTTAGGTGACTGTGTTACACTTGCGGCTGCGTTTGAATCAACAACAGAAATCGATTTAAAAACCAAAGTATTTTTGAAAAAAATAACACCAATGGTAACAGGAATTGATATTATTACTGGATCTACAGTTAACAGCAATTATATTGAATATGAACTAACCAAAAACAAAAAAGGAGAGAGAGAAGACAATACAATAAGAATTCAAGAAAAATATTTATCTTCTGCCGCATGCCCCAAGGATTTTCTACCCTACAAAGCCCCACCACCTCCTGAGGCGGCTGATTCAGAACCTGTAAGGCGACAACCTCCAGCTGGAGCTCCAGTAAATGAATTAGCTAGAGATAAAGATGAATTAAAGAAAGCGATCACAGAAGGGTTTCGACAGTCCATAGAACCTATCTCTATAGAACAACGTATTTCAGAAAGAATAAGGAAGATATTGGAAAATGGTAGCTTTAAACCAGATCCTAGCCAATTTACTCACAATGAACCCAATGAACCCGATGAGCGCACTGTATACGAAAACTATGTAAGAAGATTAAAAGAAAGTGCAGACAAAGTTAAAGAATATATAGATATAATGAATGAACAACAAATAAACCTTATCTATTTATTAAGTGAAGATGAAAAGAAAAGAATTGTTATACCGCGACAGAAATTAAATCCAAAAGATCCTGATGACCAAAAACTAATAGACGCTCTGCGCATTTTGAAATTAAACGAAAATTCAACAGAAAAGGAATATATAAAAGCGTATAGAATATTTGTAGTCGCAAAGCATCCTAATAAAGGAGGAAATTCAGTAACATTTAATAAAGTAAGTGGAGTGAAAGATAAATTAGACGAGTTTTTTAAAAAAGCCACCAGTGGCGGTTCTAGATATGGGCGAACACGATCTTCACGTTCCAAAAGACGATCTGAAACAAGAAAATATAAAAAGCGCATTTAATACCCAAAGAGTAGACCAGCACGTCCACCATACACTCTAAAGACATTGTATGTCTGTACAAAGACATACACATTATAGCTAGGAACCGCATTTGGGTTCACAGATCCGCGCATTGGTTTAAATCCAAGTTGTAACTCAACGCGCTGAACTTTATCTAAATTCGCCTCACCACTGGGCAACGACGGTGGAAAGAGTCCGTTCTGAACTCCAAACGACAAGTTGTAGTAGTAACGATGAAGCCACGGCGATTTTCTCTGCATGAGCGACGGTAAAATACTCCGAAAGAAAGAAGGAGCCGCTGTGTCATATCGCGTCAATTTACCTTCATAGACCAGTTTTATAGACTGTAGTGGCTCAGAGTCGCGTGTAGAAAAAGCAGGAACATAATCACCAGGAACTAGTGCTGACAATCCTTGCGCATCAGACCACCATGGCGCAATCAATACTCCTGAGCCACTCAGGTCACGTGTCGCTAAGAACGGCGCATTATATGCTACAGCCTCAGGTCTCTGCGCATAGAGGTATATATCGCGCGCAGGATTTGGTACACGCAAGAGAGCCGTCAGTTGAGCCTGTCCTCGTGTCTCAAATGGCTCAAGTGAATAGTGTTGTACAACGGGATATTGGAAATCCGAGATACGAAACCGATTCGCCTCCACTTTATCCAAATAGATGTATTCTGCCATCACATACGTATCACCAAGACTAAACGTCGTCGGCATTGTAATACCTGAGATTAGAGAAGCCCTTACTCCAACACTAGACTTTCCACTCAGTCCATACACCATAGAACCAGCAGGATCAGACTTGTAAAAAGGTGACCCAGCGAGTGGATAATAGGCAGAGCCCGCTACAGCAGTAACAGGATCAAATGTCTGTTGGGCAGATGATACATAGAGAGTCCCCACAGGAGAAAACGTCACCTTGAGTCGTACAAGATCAGCACTGATTGCGTCAATTGGCAGAACAGCACCAGGATCACCATTCGCAAACCAAAACGGTAACGGTGTAACGACTTGTGTGGGTGTACCGACAATAGAACCAAAGCTGCCAACTCCGAACCCAGTATCTTTCCGGCATAAAAGACTGTTTGCAGCCGTCACTTTTTCAAAAGGAGTTCCAAATTCATCAAGAACTTCTAAGAGTCGCCCGTTCAGACTTTCTATCCGAGACCCTCCAATTTCAATAGTTGCCTCTCCAAGCAAAGCATGCCCCAAACTATTCGTCCACCCAAACCGAGGACCAAGAAAGCCAGAAGTCGCCGCCGCAGCAGCCTGAACTGTGGCAATATCGGGCATCGTTGTTACCAAGTAAAGCCGCGACAAGAGTTGTCCCTGCCTAGGTATACTCAGTGTTGCGGATGCGCCAAGCGTAGGCACAGTATCAAAATCTAGGCGAACCCATGAAGTTGTAAAACGCCCAGCCTTTACAAAGGCTTTTTTGAAGAAAGAAAGCGCGGGTTGTCCACGCATAGGTAAAAGTCGTTCATCTTGGATACCCGTATGAACGATTTTTAAAAGAGCAGCCACCATACTATTCTACTGTTTGGACCTTTAGTCCTCAAACATACGATTGGCTAAGCCATTCTGGAAACGGAGCCAGTTGAGTCCGAGGCAAAAGACTTTGACTTCCCATTCTCCTCCGAAAGATCCTCCGGGCGGCTGAATATCTAAGACAAGCCGCAGACTTTGGAGACGGCTGGCATTTATGGAACCCGAAGGTTGGTGAAGTTCACTCGGTCTTCGCGCAAAGGAGTAGCCGTAGATAAATGAATTGAACGCGGTAATCCCGCCGCGGTGAGATCCAGCAATTTGTTGGCGAAAGTACTGTTCCTCTGCGGAAATGATATCGATACCATCAGCCTGTATTTTTGCCGAAGTGAGTAGACCTGATCTGGCATTGTAGACGGAGTCATATTCACGCTCCAAAACAGCCGAATAGTTTGTCCATTCATTATTCTGTAAAACCTCCTTGCGACGAATAAACCAGATGATTTCTTCAATGGGATGATTCGCTTCAAGAGGAAGCTGGACACGGATCACGGAATCTGCGCCAGCTTTTACAACGGCGTATTTGAGCGGCTCGGCGAAATAGAAGGTCTGAACCTCGCGATGCATGAGTTCAAAGGGTTCTCTATACATCTTTTCACGAACGGCACCATCAAGAAGAGCCCCATACGTGACCAGCCGGACACTTTCAAACATAGGCTCTGCTGCTGTCACTGTGATATCTACAGGCTTATCGAAAGGATATGACCTGTCATACACCGACACAGTTGTATCAAGAGGCACTGACGTACAGGTGTCGCGATATCCTCTCGCTTGACGAACAACTTCAGCAAGTGGTCTAAATGTGATATGGATCCGCACAGAACCATCTTTACATGCCAGGAGCGGCAGGTACTCCTTCAGGCGAGTCCGCATGAAGTAAAAGACGAGTGGGCAATGGATATATCCGTCTTCGGTGGGAAACACGCGTGTAGGTGACCACGCTTTCAAAGAATCCATTGACACTTTGCCGAGTGCATCTGTGCCAGAACCAACTTGTGTATTGAGATCAGCAAAGAGAGCGCTAAATACATTCATAAAGTCACCGTCGATTTCTTCAATTGTGTCACCGTCAATCTCAAGTTCCGCCTTCTGTATAAGCGCAGTGCCAAGCGAGTTCGCATAGAACCATGCTTTTTCAGGTTCTACATACTCGTATGCGCCAGATGCGACTTGTAGCTGTGCGGATAAGTTTAACCAATGTGCTAACTTGATTTGGAGAAAGGCAGCATGTACAATATCGCCTGATGTCTGGGTTTTCAGGTCAAAAGAGATGCGCTGCCCGAAGGAGGCGGGACCACGATATGCGAACTCTTGTATACAGGGTGTAAAGGGTGTGTACCGACGTTTCGCGCCGCGTGTAAACCATGACACGGGGGGATCTACAGGAGAAAAAAAGGAATCTTGGTCATCACGATCGGTGAGGTCCAAGAGTGTTGTTATATCACCGCGCGGTCTGCTCATTGCTTTACTTAGTTCCCGAACTTTAATCCACCACGACCATCCGAGGCAGAGAAAACAGCCCATGTTTCTACAAGTACGCGAAGCTCAGATCGCTTCGTCCCATTTACAATATCAGTGAGCTGCATGAAAAGTGTCGGTTTATCTGCCGTAGAAAAGTTGATTGTGCCGTCTGGCTGCCGATTGTAGGTAGGCATCCGCACTCCCTTTTTTTCACCGAAACCGAAGTTAATCGTCGCAAGGCGTAGTCCAGAATCACGTTCCTCCTTTACATAATTGTCGAGGCTATTCCAAACAAGAGGGCTCCAGAATTGTGTTCTATCCCGCCCCGCAATGAGAAGCTTCAATCCAGAGTAATATTCACCCGTCGCGGAATCCGATTGGAGTTTCCAGAGCCGATTCGCCCGCAGATCGGTCCACGATCTGAACGCCAGAATAATCCGTGAACAGGGATGTGTCGCATCCAAGATACGCGTCAGAAAAGGTGCCGCAGCCGCATAGTCCAAGGGACCCTGTGCGAATATATTCTCATAAATACGCTCAAAGGGAATATCAAGTGACGATGCGCGAAGCGCCGTGCGTGTCTCGTCGTTCGTATAGATATGGCGTGTCTCCAGATAGATTGTGGGCGCTCCGATGAGAAGTCGATCCAACGCTGTAAATGACGTAAAGGCGCCATTCCTCTCTGTCTGAACCTGTAGTGTAGATCCCCATGGAGCAGGTTTTTCCCGTCCGTCACTCGCCTCCACGAGATCTTCCAGTTTCCGTAGCCAGACGCGCACTTTGTACTGCTGATTCGGTAAACAGAGAGAAGGGAATCCACCTTCTTCTAATGCTTGGCATCCGATGAGGGGCAAGGGCAGCCTCAAGCGTCCAGGCGTCGCATTGCGACCGATAGAAAGCGTAGAG